CTTTACGGAATTTCTTAACTGCAGTTCCTGCCGAAGGCTTACCGGCTGCGATTATAATCTTCATGTTAACTCCTAAGTTGTGACTACTGTTACTGTTCCTAGCTGGAATGATAAAGCTAGATAGTTCGGTGTTAGCCCTACATCGTTTGCTCTAGAACCTCCAACAGGAGCATAGCCCCACTGGATAATTCTACTTCCGCCTTCAGGATAGCCGTTTTCATCAACAGCCGTTCCTGACCCATTAACCAATTGTAACCCGCTATTACCAGACTGCAAATAGCTTAAATCCTTTCTAGGATTCCTTACAGCCTGCGGATCGTCAATTGGATACATCCCCAGTTGTAACTGAGGCTGATCCGGTTCCCAGCATTCAGGACAAACAATTATATTAACTTGCTTTGTCTTGATGATCAAAGCCTTTAGCTGTGTTAGCTTGAACCTAAATCCGCATCGATCACACTCTGCAATCGAGTTCTTGGCGGACGCAAACCTATTACCCACAAATATAAGCCCTGCGAGGGACAAATCTCACTGGAGACTTGTCTCTATCTTCTTCAGCAGCAAACTTCCACTGTTCCTCATACTGGTCCTTTAGGGACTGTATGCGGTCTGGAGCTATCTTAACGGCGAGGTAGTATGCCAAGCCAGCAATCAGGCAGGTAAGGAACCTAAAGGGTATGTCTTGGGTGTTAATACCATTGCCTGCGTCTTGTATCCTGCGTAAGCGCCAGTAGACGAACGTGTAGTAATTGCTCTGATCTGGGGCTGGATATACATAGATCTGCGGATGGTCCACCCCGGTAGTGGGGTCTGTGCCTTCTGGTCTGCCACCTATTGGGTAGGTGGCTCCTGACTGGCGGTTAACCCACAATTGAATAGGACGACCAGTTGAGTTCTTGTTAGGGATGGTTGCGTATGTAGATACGCTAATACGGGTTATAGACAAGTCCTGCTGACTTGAACCCGTTCCTACCCTTGTTACATGTTCTAGAAGATCTATCGTATCAACAGGCAGATTGTATGAGACCTGATTAAGAACTAACGGTATCTCACCCTCTTCAATTGTCCACAGGTTTATCCCCCGGTTAGCCCATTCGACCGTCAGGAGGTTTAAACTGCGTCTTGCTGTGCGGATATCATAACCCGTGCGTAGCTCTGCCCCGCAGCGCTCAAACGCTTCCTCAATGATGTTAGTGAGGTCTAGGTTAGATGATGCTGTGCCTGATGTGGTCATTTAGCATTTCCATTTTTTAAGACTTTTGTTAACACGGCTATTGGGGTCATTTGCCGTCTTAGCAGAAGTTAGCTTCTTCTTTAATCCTGACATTCTGGCACAGAATGACTTCTTGCGGCTTCCACCTTCTGGCTGCGGAGCCTTCAAACCGGGTTTGTCTGGGTTGGCTGCGTTATATGAAGCTCGTCCTTTGGCGTTTAAACCGCCTTTCTCAGACTTGCCTTCTTTGCGTTGCCATGCGGGAGTCTTAGCCATTATCTGTACCCCGCTGTTTTCTTTGCAATAGTCTTGGGCTGTGCTACAAACTGCTTACCTGCTGCCTTGCCTGCACGTTTTGCACGGGTAGTAGCTGCATACTCTGCTGGGCTTAAAGCCTTTATTGCTGCTTCTGGTAAATAACGCTCTCCTGTTTTAGAGGAGGGCTTCCCTGACCTAGTACGCCATTTCTGGTCGCTCCAATCTTTCAGGGATTTCTGTGGGGCTTTAATCACGATACCCGCCACCTGCCGCTTTGTACTTCTTGGCTACAAGTTGAGCCTTGCGTCCAGACCATTCTCCAGCGCCAGTACCTTGAGTTGCCGCCGCCTTTACCTGAGACACAATCTTCTTGCGAAGGGTAGGCTTTGTGTAATTACCAGCAGCGTTAACTTTGCTCTTAGCCATTATAGAGTCTCTATAATAAGTTACTTCTTATTTACAATTGGCTTCTTAACATAAAGCTCTCTGAAGCGTTCTGCCTCAATAGACTTCATGTCTCTACGTTCTTCTGTTGCCCGTATTATCCAATCAAACACGTTGCCGCATTCTTTTCGGTACTCAGCCCACTTGATCACTTAGCTTTAGGCTGCTTTCCTATAGCCCCGCCGTGTTTATACAGCGTGACAGGGTTATCCCCATCACGCTTCTTGATCTTACGGAGCTTGGCTGGGCTAATAATACCCATTCCACGGCTTGGCAACATTAGCAGACCCGTCCACCCTTGCGAAGCATTGTTCCTTTGGTGCGACCCCGTTGAGCGATTCCATCAGCGCGTTTAGACACTGAGCCACCACTCTTCATTCCCGGAGACATCATTGGAGGAGCCATTGGAGAAACCATTGGCGCAGCTCCCATCTTTGCGTCCAGTATCTTGCTGGCTAACTTGGCAACAGTCTTTTTATCTACTGGACCCTTGCGCTTGATTGGGAACCCTGACATTCCATCTTTAGCCATGCCACCAGCTTTAAGACCGGCGTGGGCTTTGGAAGCGGGTTTAGCGGCATGTTTAGCCAAATTTTTCATGGCTGAGTCTTTCATCATCTTACCGTCAGGCATCTTGTGCATACCGCCCTTAGCCATCATTTTTGCTTTCATCATTATAGAGTCCGTCCTTTAGTTTTGATACGTTTAGCTGCACCATCTGCTCGTTTAGCTTCGCTCAAAGAGATAGCGATAGCTTGCTTCGGATTGGTCACCTTCTGTCCTGATGAGGACTTGAGTGACCCCTTTTTAAACTCCCTCATTACTATGGCTATCTTAGCCTTTTTCATTATTGCAAACCTGTTGGAGATGATCCTCCGCCCTTACCGCCCACTGGCGGGGTGCTTGGCTGACCAGTTGCAGGTAGTTGTGACTGACCCCTTAGAAGGCTATTTATAAACGCCACTTGCGATCCTTGCTGACCATACTGACCTTGACCCCTTAGTTGATCAAGTTGACGGTCATATCCGCCTCTGTTCTGATTCATAAACCCACGCTGCTGACCAAACCTACCATACTGCGGCTGACTGCCCGGAGCGTTTAAACTCTGATCTGCGTATACCGGACCCTGAGCAGGCTGTGCAACTGGCTGCGGCTGCTGAAAGCTTTGCGGGAAGCGATTAAACATCTGTTGCTGCGGCGTTCTATTCTGTCCATAGGTTTGCATGAACGGATTGAATTGAGGCTGCTGAGGAGCTACAGGAGCGACCGCAGGGGCAGGTGTGGCTACAGGCACAGGTGTGGCTGCAGGAGTCTTGGTATTTGTCCCGTAGTAAGGATCTGGGTCATATGGAGCCAGAGGAGCTGGAGAAGCTACAGGGGCTGCAGGGGATACTCCAGCCAACTGACCAAAGAGAGGCTGCATTGAACTCATTATACGATTCTCCCTTTGGTCTTGCCTTTGATGGCAATCCCATCAGCCCTTTTAGAAACTGACCCGCCTTTCCTGTATCCAGCTTCTTTCATCATTTCTTTATTAGGCTCGCCCATCTCTGTAGCTGACAATGCCTTATCAAACGGCTTGGTCATCTTCTTCTGGAGATCTGGACCCAGCATAGCGCCGTATCCCATATTAGCTAAAGCACCCATTAGACAAACCTCCCTTTTGTTCTGCCCTTTGATTCTATCCCGCCACCCCGTACACCCTTAACTGATCCGCCTTTCTTCATGCCGACCGGTGGAGCTACGCTCAAGAACCCCGGCTTTTGAGCCGGTGTTGAATTGTCAGGTGCGTTAATAGAAAGCAATGGAGACGGATTAGGAGTACCGCCATTTACAGACCCACCCATATCATATCTCTTAGCCTTCATTAGATCATCCTGCCTTTGGTCTTACCTTTAGTTGCAATGCCATCCGCTCTTTTAGAAGCAGAGATCATCCCGCCCTTAGCTCTACGAATAGGCTGACTGCGTGGAGGACCAACAGGAGTCATGCCAGCAGGAGGGGTAGCCCGTGTAGCCCTTTCATACCCAAGGTCGGTATTCCTATCTATTGCAGCTTCATCACGGATACGCTGCATCTCTTTGCGTTCTTCTTCTGATGGAGTCGATTTATTTAATCCTGCGGTATATGCGGCTTGGTCTGCCATGTTTATGCCTTATCTTGTTTAAGGTCTAACTTGTCGAAGATCTTTTCTAGCATCACTTCGACTTTATCAAACCTAGATTGGATGTCATCCTTCCTCGCATAATGCGAAGGAAGGGTTATCTCAATATTCTTAATGTCTACTTTCATTCTCTCTACCGCATCCCAGAGCTGTCTGGAGAGCCATCCGACTATTGTCAGAAGAACCCCCATGCCGAGGTTAATCAATGTTTGCGGGTCCATGTTCTACCCGTAAATAACGATTACTGATGCTGCGTTTCCAGTGTCAACATATACACCATCCTGAGCCAAGATTCCTTCTCCGGGAATAAGCAAGAAGAATGCACCTTGATTTGCTGCGGCTGGGGTAGGAAGGAGAATAAGCGAAGGATCAGAATTGCTTGTTCCATTATAAAAAGAAATGGTCCCAGCGGTAGCTCCAGAAGTTCCGTAAATAGCTTTGATGCGAATCCGTGCAAGACTCTCTGCTGCTTGGTTTTCTAGTTGCCCATCTCCCGTCAAAGGGAGTGAGGCTAATACATCATACTGCATACCCATGATCAATCTCCTGTAGGGTGAGACTACGCCGGTTTAGATGCCTCAAGTCTGCTAATCTTTGCTATTAACTCAGCATTTTCTTTAGCGAGTTTGGCGGCATGTCCCATTGCATAGTCTCTTTGGGCTTCCAGAAGCGCCACAATCGTAGCGACTTCTGGGTCTTCATGAGTCAGCATTAGACAGTAACAGCTTGCCAGTTGCCAGAAGCATCAGATACAAACAATAGTCCATCAGTAGAATCAATACCTAACGAACCCTTGCCTACACCAGAAGCAGCACCATCAACAAAATTACCTACCTTGATGACAACAGGAGCGGCGGCAGCATCATTAGC